GGCGCCGGGCGGCCCTGGCGGCCGCCCGGCTTGGGCTCGAAGCCACCAATCCGACTAGGTGCGGCGGCCCTGGAATAGCGCGTTCGGGCGCGTGCAGATGTTCAGCGGGTTGGTCTGCACGTCGAGATTGACGCCCTTGCCGTTCGGCATTTCGTACTGGCGCGCATAGAGGCGCCGGCCGATGGTGTTGACCGTCTCGTTGTAATCGGCCGGCGCATAGTAGGTCCGGAAGAACCCGGGAACGCCGAGCGGGAAGATGTGGCACTTGTCGGTGTTGACGTAGCTGGTGGCCCCGACCGCTCCCCGGTAGTTTTCCCACACGACGCCGCCGAACTCGAAGGCGCCGAAAATCTTGTTTCCGTTCGGCAGCACGTAGCCTTCGCGCAAGAGCGCCGCCGCGCTGGTCTGCAAATAGCTGGCCCGCACTTCGACGTGGGCCAGCAAGTCGTCGAAGAAAGCGTCGCCGCAGAAGGCATGCACGCTTGAGAAGGGCACGCCTTCCAACGTATTCGCGATGGCGCGAACGACGGTGGCGCAGCGCTTGCGGAGCGCGCCGGCGGCCGGGGCCGCATTGTCCAAGTCGAAGTCGGTTTCGGCCGGCTGGGTGATCTCGAAAACGTCGAACAGGTCCAGCGTCGAGCCGTCGCCATAGGTGACGATGCCCTTGACAGCGCCAATCCGGCTGAATTCCTCGGTGGCCGCCGCCGATTGACTGTGGATCAGCCCGCGCTCCATGACGAGGCCCTGGACCGTCTCCAGCGCATTCTCGGTGCCCCAGGCCCGGACGCCCTGGACTTCCTCCGCCATCACCGCGTCGTTGATCTCGAAATGCGGCACGCCGAGGGTGCGCAGCGTGCGCTTCGACTTGTCGATGGTCGTACCGGGCGCGCCGCGCGCGGTCGGCGGAATGATGACGAGGGTGCCGTTCTTTTCCTCGACCGCGATATTGGTCGCCGCGATGCCGCTCGGCGAGAATAGGCCGAGCTGGCCGCAGCGGCCGGGCACATACTTGAGCTTGTTGATGGCGTCGGTCAGCGGAATGATGCTGAAAGCGTCGCTGTTGAACACGTCGAGCATGGGCTGGATTCCCTTTCAGGCCGCGGCGGCGCCTAGCGAGCGATGATGCCCAGCGCCGCAAGCTGGGCAATTCCGGCGGCCAGAACGGTGCCGTCCGAGTCGTCCTCGGGCACCGACAGGATCGCCGAATTGACTTCGGCGTCGCGAACGAGCGTCGCCACGTCCACTTCGGCCACCGTCGTATCCGCCGGATACAAGAGAATGCCGGCTACCGTGTCGTCCGAATCGCCGCCGAAGCCTACCGCCTTCCCGGCGGCAAGCTGAAAGATCGTGCCCGGCGGCAAATCCTGGGCGGCCGCGACTGTGACTTGGCCGCGCGAGCGCTTGCCATTTGCCTCGGAAAGCACGAATTCGGCGGGGTGCCGGGCCTCGGTGAACTTGTCGGGCATGTCTGTGTCCCTCCTGGACTCTGCGGGCTCGCGGCCGGGCTATCCGGCTCGTCCGGCGTTGGCGCGGGCGACAGCCCGATCCCAGCCGCTCGCGCCCGGGCCTGGCTCGCCGAGCGTGGTGGCGGTGCGCGCGTTGATTTTCTCGACCACGCGATCCCAGCTTGCGGCGACAGCCGAGGCGCCGGCCATATCGGCCTCGCTCGGGCCGGCCGGAAGCCGGCTCGTGGTCGGCGCGGCTTGGCGCGCCGCCATGATCTCGAAAAGCTCGCGCCGCGCCGCGTCCAGCGAGCCCAGCGACAGCCGGGCGAATTCGGAGTCGGCGCCGGCCCGGCGGCACATATCCTTGAGGGTCGCGGCCTCCGCCAGCGCCGCCTCAAGCTGCGGCTTGGTCAGCGCCCGCTCGATGTAGAGCGGCGCCAGATGCGCCGCGCCGGCCGCATTGCAGGCGCGGGCGACGTCGGCGGGCGGGCAAGCGGCCATGGGCTCGTGCTTGCCGTCCTCGTCCTCGTCCTCGGGCTTGTCGCTTTCGGCTTTCTTCGGGGCGGCCTTGGGCTTGGCCTTCGCCTTCGGCGGCGGGCTCTTGCCGTCCTCGTCCTCGTCCTCGTCTTCGTCCTTCTCGGCCTCGGCGGCCTTGTCCATGTACTGCTTGAGCCCGCTCATGCTCGCTCCCTTCAAGCCCGCCGCGGCGCCGGGAGAGCCCCGGCCCGCGCGCGGGCAATCATCGCCCCCAGGATCGCCAGCGGCTCGGCGATACCGTCCGCGAGCCCCATGGTCACCGCTTCCTGGCCCATGAAAATTCCCGCTTCCGTGTCCCGTACCGCCTTCGCCGACGTGGCGCGGAACCCCGCTACGCGATCCACAAATATTTCGTAGACCGCATTGACCCCCTTTTGCAAGTTACTTCGTGCGCTTTCCGGCAAATCCTGGAACGGATTCCCTTCCGCCTTCCTGGCGCCGGCCTGAATAATTGTGGGCTTGATTCCCGCCTCCGCCAGATTTTCGGCGAACGAGAAGTGAACGGCGACAACGCCGACGCTTCCAACTTGGGCCGTCTCGCTCGCTAGCCAGAGCTCGCCAGCGGCGGCGCCGAGAAGATAGGCGGCGGAAAACGCCATCTCATCGGCAATCGCCACAACGGGCTTTACCGCGTTGGCCGCCCGTATGCGATCCGCAAGATTGAAGGCGCCGGGGACTTCCCCGCCGGCGGAATGAATGTCGAGCAAGATTGCCTGGACTTCGCCGTCCTCAAGCGCCGCGTCTAGCTGCGCCCCGATCCCGTCGTAGCCCATCACGCCGCTGCTCTTGCCGATGTGCCATTGCCGGTGCGCCAGCGAGCCGACAATCTCGATGCCGGCGATGCCGTCCTGAAAGAGAAAGGGCTTGCCCTCGCCCCAGCGCATCGAGCGCTCGCGCATCGAGCGCTCCTGCAGCGGCCCCAGGCTAGAGGCAATCGCCGTCGATTCGACGTGGATTTCAACGCCGGCCCGGCGAAGCACGACCCCGGCGACAATCTCGGCCTTCGCCGGATGCGCCAGCAGCGGCTCATTCAAGACGTGCGCCAGAACGTGCTCGAAGCTATGCATCCGGCCGCCCTCTTTGCTCGCCCTCGCCGCCTTCGTCTTGGCGCCCGCCGTCCCCCCCACCGTCTGGCTCGGGGGCGGCGCCGCCTTTCGCCGGCCGGCGCCCGTCGCTGTCGTGCGCCAGCCCGGCCTCGTCCGCCCGCGCGTTGTCTTGCGCCTGCCGCTCGTCCACGTCCTCCACGTCATCGCCCTGGCCGCTCACGATGTCGGCGCGGGCAGTGAAGCCGGCGCGCACCGCCGCGATGTCGGCCTGCACGTCCTGCACCGGGTGGATATAGGGCCGCTTCTGCCCTATCCAGTCGACGCGCCGAAGCTCGGCGTCCGACAGGCCCCGCGGCTGGATTTTGCCGGCCAGGATCGCCAAGTCGAGCCAGCGCCAGAGAATAGGCATGTGGAACTGCCACATTTCGCAGCGGCGCCGGAAGGCGTTGATCGCCGCCCGGTATTGCCGGTCGTTCGCCGACGTGTAATCGCCGGTCAATTGCTCGTAGAGAATCCCGATTGAAGCCGCGATATAACGAAGCTGCCACGTGGTGAACGGATCGTAAGTCGTCCCCGCGTCGGGTGGATTATTGAAAGTGATTTCCTGGCCCGGCTCGAGCCCGATGAGCGTCCCCGGCTCCATTTTGACGTTGAGCACGCCGGATTCCGCCTCGTCTTCCTCTTGCGAGTCGTCGCCGCCGAAAGTGTCGTCCGCCGGCTCGGTGACGAAGCCAGCGATCATCGAAGCCGCCTGCTGGCGCTTGAGCGTGGCGTCCTGGAAAAGGTCCAAGTCCCGAAGGGTAATCAGCGCGCGCGATAGCCAGGGCTCGCCCCGGATTTGCCCCGGCCGGCGCGGAAAGAGGCAATGGAGCACTTCGGAAGCGGGAACGCGCTTCGCCTCGCTGTCGAGAAACCAGTTGCCGTTCCTGTCGCCTGGGTGCCGCCGATAGAGCCAATAGGCGACGCGCTGGCCGATGATGTTGAATTCGACCCCTTGAGAGATTTCATTTCCAGCCGCGAGCCCGCCCGCGAATGGCATGGTCAATTCGTCCGGGCAAAATTCGGATTCGAGAAGCTGTAGCTGTAGCGGCACCGTAGCCATGTCGCCGGGCTGGCGCAGGCGGAGTCGAATGAAGGCGTCGCCGCCGGCGACCACAGAGCGGGCGAGCAAGCCTTGTAAGCCGTAAAAGTCGAGCCGCCCGTCCGCGTCCGCCTCGTCCGTCCAATCCGCCCAAAGCCGGGCAAGCTCGCGATTCAGATTGCGATCCGGCGTGCGGAATTTCGGCTTGAGGCCGGTCCCGACCATTTCCGTCGCGAGCCCGTCGATAGCCGAGGCGGCCATGCCGTCGTTGCGATCCGCTTGGCGCGAGCGGCCGCGCAAGGCCGGGAGCGAGCGCTCAAGCGCCGCGTTCGGCCCGACCCTCGGCGCATGCCAGAAGCGCGCACGGCGGCCCGTGCCGGCGGCCTCATATGCCTGCATGCCCCGGCCGGGCCGGATATAGAGCTTCGTCCCCTTCACCCGGTAGCGGGCGGGCTCGCGCGCCATTAGTCGAATCCCTTTTCGGCATCGAGGCGGTAGACGCGCCGGCGCGTTCCTTGCGCCTTCGCAAGCTGGCTTCGGGCCAGCTGCAAGGCCCGCTCTATCTCGGCGACCGAGCGATACTGAATCGTGCGATCCGCGAAGCGCACCATAAGCTCGCCGACATACAAGGCGTTTTCGAGCGCCGTAATGTCGGCTTCAAGCTGCGCGGCGCTTCTCGCCATCTATCCCCCCAGCGGCCGGGAAATCACGCGCATGCGCCGGCGACGGCGCCGGCCGGCGAGCTGGGGCCGAGGCCGCGGCAGCTCGCCCGGAGCCGGCGGCGCGAGCGGGCGCGGCGGCGGTTCGGCGGCCGGGGGCGGATTTGCCGGCGGCGCGGCGACAGGCTCGCCCGCTGGCGGCTCGGGCAAAGCGCGATGGCCGGCGCGAAGCCTGGCCCAATTGACATTAAGGGCGGCCAGCGCGGCGAAGGCGTAGACCATGCAATCGAGCGCTTCATTTCTGGCGTGCGGCTCCTTGGTCCAGACGTTCTGCGGGAAGCCTTTAACATATTTCCGCTCGATGCGCTCGGCGGTGAGCTGCTGATAATAGGCCGCGTCAAGCTCGGCGGAGAAGTGGATATATCCCGGCTGCGGCCCCTCAAGCCGCAAGCGCGACATAATCGTCTCTTTCACCGCGTCGACGCCAACCAGAAAGAGATTCACCTTGCCGGCGTTGTTCTTGCTCGCCTTGCGCGGCCATACCGCGCGGCCCTGGCCGCCGACGCCCTTGATGGCGTAGACCCGGCGCTTGTAGCGCGGCTTGCAGAAGGCATAGGCGGTGAGCGTGTGGTGGCCGCCGGTGTCGATACAGGCCGCCGAGATCGGCAAGAGCCGGCCGTCCTCGGTGGGGAAGCGCGCCAGCAAAAGCTCGTCGTCAAGCTGGCGCCAAGGTTCGGGCGTGCTCGGGTCGCCGAAGATTGTCCGGTGCCAGACGGCGGCTTGCTCGCCGAGCCCCCACGCCAGCCGGGTGTGTTCGATCCGGTCGTCCTGGATATCGACGCCGGCGGTCATGAACATTGCCCATGCCGGCGCAAGCGCGAAGTCCTCGCCGCGGTGCGCGATGCTGTGCGGGTCGATCTTCTCGGCGTCAGAATTCCAAAGCTCGCCGAGCACGGTGTTAATCCAGGCTTTGAGCTTTTCCGGGTGCGACTTCGCCTCAAGGAAGCTCAGCGCCATATCCGCGAGCATTGCCCAAGGCGAGTAAATTTCATTCAGATGGAAGCCGGCCGTTATTCCATTCCCGGCCGCCGTCGCCTGCCAGCGCCCCCAGCGGATAGCCAACCGGCGCTCGCCTTCCGTCCATGGCTTCGCGCACGCCTCGCAATGATACTTCGCGCCGGCCGGCTGGCCCTCGGGCCATTTGACTTGAGCCCAGCGCAGGTGCTGGCTTGCGCCGCAATGCGGGCAGGGCACGAAATACCGGCGCTGATCCGACAGCGCCCATTCCTTTTCAATCCGGCTGATGCCGGCGGTGGTCGGCGTCGAAGTCAGAACGATGCGGCGATTCCAGAAATTCGCCGTCCGCCGCCGCGCCAGCGAAATCGGATCGCCTTCGGTGCCGGCGCTCGCCGGATAGCGGTCGATCTCGTCGCAAAGCAGAATTCGGATCGGCCGGGCCGCGAGGCCGGCCGGGCTATTCGAGCCGACAATCGTGATGTGCCCGCCGGCGAATACCTTGTGCAGAACGGTGTTGCCGCTGTCGCGCGAGCGCGGGTCCTTTACCTTGTCGGCGAGCGTCGGCGTGTCGCGAAGCATGGGCGCGAGCCGATCCTTGGAATACGACTCGCCAAGCTCGACCGTGGGCATGAGCACCAGCATGGGGGCCGGGTCGTGCTCGACATGATAGCCGACGACGTTGTTGATGATCTCGGTCTTGCCAATTTGCGTGCTCGTCATAATGACAATGATTGGCTTCCTGGCGTCCGAGCAGGCGTCCATCATGCCGCGCTGATACTCGGCCCGGCTGGTCATCCACTGGCCGGGCTCGGCGCTGGATTCAGGGCTTAGCCGCCGCCTTCGGTCGGCCCACTGGCTCACTGTCAGGCGCGGCGGCGGCGCCGCCGAGAGAAACGCCGCCTGCATCGGCGCCGTCGCCGCCGGATGCACCGGCCGCTTGAACAACCGTTGCCGCCAATTCCGCGAGGGCTTCATGCACGAAGGTTTCAACTATTTCGTGGCAGGCGTCAATTTCCGTCTCGACAGAGACGAGCGGGGCGGCTTTCACCGGAATCGCCAAAGCCTTCTGCCGGAAGCGGCTCACGGCGGCAACCCATGTCGATTGCACTTCCGACGCCGGGATCAGCGAGCCCGCCAGGCGCTCAGCCTCGAGCTCGGCGATATCCGCCCGCGCTTTCAGAATTCGCGCGCGGTTGCTGCTCACCGCGTCGCCCGGCAAATCCTCGCCTATCGCGCGGTCGCGGAGAAACTTGATGTAGCCCTGGACCGAGGCGACAAGCTCATACCGGCCGCGCTCGCCCTTCGGCAGGACGCCTTCCTTGGAAAGCTGCTGCACGCGCCGCTCGGTCAACATGAGCAGCTTTGAAATCAGCTTGACGGGATAGCTGACCTGCGGCGCCGACTTAGCTTTCGATTCCTCGGCCATCGGTAATTTCCACTTTCAGGCGGCGCGCATGGTCGCATTGCGCCGGGTCGATGTCGATGCCGATTGCCTCAAGCCCAAGCGCCTCGGCCGTCGCCGGGATCGTCCCCCGGCCGCAGAAGGGGTCCACTATCCGCCGGGCCGAGAGCGCGGCGAAGCGGCAAGCGAAGATTGCGACATTCAGGCCCAGGCCGTTCGCATAGGCCCGCTGGCCGGGGTTGCCTATCACGTCCGGGCTAGCCTTCCCTGGCTTGCCGCTTCGGCTCACCGCAATCAGATGGCTATATCCTGGCCGGCGGATATCGACCAGGCCCGGCGCGCGCGCCAGCACGATCTTGTGCCAGAGAAGCCGACTGCCGGCGGCGCTGGCCGCCTCCATCACCAGTAAGGCTTTAGAGTGCAGGCCGCCCCCGGCCTTGCGGTCCGTCTGATAGAAGATCGCCGGCGCCCCCGGGCTGGCGCCGCGCGCGCAGGCGGCCGCCGCCTCGCGGAACCACGCGGCCCAATCCCCCATGCTGGCGCCGATTTCGTCGGCGTCCGGCAGGCTGGTGACCACCGCGCCGCAATCGGCATGAGCGCGAAGCCATGGCAAAGCGTCCCCGCATTCAATCCGACGCGGCATTGGGCACCCCGGCCTCGGCCGCGACGGGCTCGCCGAATTCGACCGCGCCGACAGCGGCGGCGGCCGCGCGCGGATCGCCCTTGACGAAGACGAGCACATTCTGATGCGTCTTTCCGAGCTTGCGCCCGACCTCGAATTGCCGGCGCACGCGGATAGGCAAGCTTCCGACCGCGGTGACAAGCACCGCCTCGTTATAGAGCCGAAGCCCAGCGTCCTCGAATGCCTGAATCGTGTGCCAGGGAAGGCCCCGGTAGAGCCCGCCGGCGTCGCGCACGTCGCCGACCACGAAGCATGCGAAGCGATCCGGCCTCAAGAGCCGGCATGCGGCCTCGATGATGGCGCGATAGGCCGCGAGGAAATCCGGGTAATCGAGCGTCGAAATGTCCCTCGGGTCGTCGCTGTACACTTCCAAATCGGCATAGGGCGGGCAGGAGAAAATGAAATCGGCCTCAGCGCCCTCGGCCAGCGCCAGGAGATCCCGGGAGTCGCCCGCCTTCCATTCCGGCATCGGCGGGCCGCACATGATTTCGGCCTGGCCCTCGTTCGCCAGGATTTGCTCGGGCCGCAAATCGACGCCGAGATACTTCCGGCCGAGCCGCGAGGCGACAATGCCGCGCACGCTTCCGCCGGCGAAGGGGTCGAGCACAAGGCCGCCCGGCGGGCAATACCACCTATAGGAAAGCTCGCAGAGCACCGGATCGAAGATTGACGTGCCCGAGCTTTCGGCCGCCATGCCGCCGGCAATGTCGCCTTCCGCGATTCGGCCTTGGCCCCACTCGCCGGTGTTCCATGTCGGCCCGCCCCCGCGCCGCTTCGCCCGATTGCGCGCCATGGACTCGTTCATCGCTTTCCAGCCACCGCCGCCGCCGCCCGCCGGCTCGGCGTTGGCCCGCCGGCCTCGCTTCATTTGGCGGGTCAGCTCTATGTATCCATCTCCGCCGCCCTTGGTCGGGGAGGCGTTCGCTCGCCGCCGCTTCGCCGCTTTCTTGATTTCTCTTGCCATAGGCGCCCGCCTATCTTATGTCCTGCACATGCTCGCGCCGAAAATCGACACGCTGCTTTCCCATATGGCCGCCGGCCGCTGGCCCGAGGCTATCAAATTCGCCGCGCGCTTCCCCGAGCTTGGCGAGCACAAGGCCGATATCCAGCGGGCAAAGGACGCGCTCTTGCGGCCGCATTTCTACCGCCAGATCAGGCGCGACCCGGCCGAGCTTGTCGAGCGCGGCAAGGCAGCTCTCATTTCGCGGTATGCGGCAGCGGCCGCCAGCGCCCGTCGCCGCGCGCCTTAGACTTCCCGTAATCCGCCGCCGGCATTGGCGCCCCGCCAGGGGTCGCGTTCGCCTTTCTCGGCTGCCGATACTTCGCCCGCTCAGGCCGGTCCTTCGGCATAGGCCGGCCGCTCGGCGCCGCGTTCGCCTTGTGCCGCGGCTTGCGCTTCGACTTGCCGCCGATTTCCCGGTAGCTCGCGTCGGCGCCCTCGGCCGCAATGGCGCTCGTGCCCGCCTGGCCGCCGCGCCCAAGCTCCGACTGAATGCCGAGCGACAGCCACGCGCGCTTGCGCTCTTGCCACCATCCTTCGCGGGCGTTGAAGACCGAGAACGGCGGAATCCCGAATTGCGCCGACAGCGAGCCAGGCCCCTCGCCAGCGAAGCGGCCCGAGCCAGGATTGAGAATTCCCGAAAGCTCGGCGTCCGAAAAGCCGAGTAGGGACAAGTCGCCTTCAAGTTCTTGAAGCTCGCCGAGCTCTAGGCGCAACAATTCCTGATCCCACGGCGCTTCCGATAGCCGATTGTCGGCGATGCAATAGGCTCGCTTTTGCGCCTCGGTCCAGCCGCGCGCCACGACGCAGGGGACGCGCTCAAGGCCGAGCGACTGCGCGGCCAGGACGCGGCCATGGCCGGCGATAATTCCGGCGTGCTCGTCGATCAGCACCGGCATCGTCCAACCCCATTCCTGGATACTCGCCGCGATTTGCCCGACTTGCTCGGGGCTATGAAGCTTCGCATTGCGCGCCGCTGGCGCGAGCTTCGACACCAGCCGCCGCTCGATCTTCCGCGCCGGCCATTGAGTTTCATTCAGCGCCATTGATTGCCCCTCGCCTCAGCCGGCCGCCGCGCCGGATTGGCCTCGGCCCGGCCCGCCTTATCTCAGCCGCCGTGCTCATGCCGGCGCCGCTGGCTTGTGACTTACGTTCGGGCAGTCGCAATCGGCGACCGGCCGGGCGCATTGCCAACACTTACACTCGGCTTTGCGCTTCGCCTTAAGCCGCCGCCAGCGCTCGTCGCGCTCGTCGTTATCTTCGGCGAATTGCTGTAGCCAGAACGGCCCCGGCCTTGCGGTCACTTTCATTTCAATCCCCCTTCGCTGCCGTCGCCATGAGCCCGGCCGCCTCGGCCTTCCGCTCGCCGTCGATTACCGCCTCGGCCGGCGACAGCGCGCCCCGGCTTTCGAGGATTTTCAGCTTCCACGCCAGCCGCGCAAGCTCGAGCTCGATGGCCCGCTCGGCGCAAAGCTGGCGGCAAATCCGCCGGGTGAAGTCGCTTATCATGCCGCTAAACCCCCGAAGCGAAATAGCTTTCCGGCGCTGGCGCTAGGGAAGGCGAGCGCTCGCGAATTACCT